ATGCTGGCCCCTCGCGATGATAGTTCGACGCAAAAAAAGGGCTTGACAAGGCAAAAAAAAACCCGCAACGTGCGAGCACGTTGCGGGTACAAGGTCGGTCGGTTTAGATTGTCAGCGACTTGACTAGTGCCTGAGCAAACTTAATTGCTTCCTTGTGATTGTAGGTCGGCTCTTCGTCTTTTTGGATCGCTTCTAACAGGTCGGCGGCTCGCTTGAGCAATTTTGCCTGCTTTGTTTCGGCTTGTTGGGGTTTGCTATCGGTAGGCTTTTCAACCTTGCCGAATGCAGCATCTTCGATCCGCGTGCAGAATTCGCCTCCCATCGAACGACCGATTTTCTGTCGGCCGCGCAACAAGGCATGACGTTCGGCATAGGCTGCATTCTCTGCAACTAGTGCCTTGTATTCCTTGTTGCTTTTGCGTGGCAATTCCTGCATTACGTCAACCCACGATAATCCCGTCACCTCGTCTTTGCCCATGTTCGGCAGGATGTAATCCGTAATGAACTGAGCGCGGACTGCTATGAACCCGTCACGGGTTGCATAGTGCTTCAGAACTGCGGGGCCGGTTGCAACCCATTTGCCCTTTGCCTTGTTATCGGCATCGATAGCAGCGCCAACGGCTGAGAAAATTTCGGGAACGATTGTCTTTGCCATGATTAGGACTCCATTCAGGTTATTAAAGAACCGGCGAGCGCTCGTCTCACCGTGAAGATAGGATAACACGATCCCTACAGAAAACACAAGTATTTCAAACCCTGAAAGTGTAAACCCTGTTTACAAAATCGAGCCGCGACCGACCCGACTACCCCCCGACCCCCCGCGCACAGTTAGGAGTCCCGCTGCCGCTCTGTACTCTATGATCTGCACATCAGATTCCCATTTTTCAAAATCGGCCTAACTGACCCCCACCCCCTGTATATATAAACACCCCCCGTCACTAAATCTGGTTCCATACCCACCGGGGGTATATTTGTATTTTCTAAAATCGTTTGTATACTCCGCGCAACGACATCACAGGCACCGTTATGCCGGTTGTTGCAACGCCAGAACTGGGGATTCCGTTCCCATTTGATACAACTCCGGAAGAGCTAAACGACTTCCGCGCTAAAGCAGAGGCTCTACTCAACACCGTTGAGGAGTTGGAGAGTCATGGCCTTCAGGTAGAAGTTACCGACAGCGACCGTTTGGAGTCGCACATGGCGGTAAATACAGGCGTACTACCTGCCGCTAAAGACATAACCCCCGGTGCCATCAAGCATGTGAATGCCATCCTTTCGGAGTTCGACCGGGAGGTACTGGACGTACACCGCAGGCTGCGTAACTACGTCACCAACAAGTTGGTTATTGACTCGGCAAATAATGATGCACGCACGCGCTTAAAGGCGCTGGAGATGCTGGGAAAGATCTCTGGGGTTGGGCTGTTCTCAGAACGTATCGATGTCAACATAACCCAGCGTACGGTTAAGGATATTGAGACAGAACTACGCAAAACGCTTGAGTTATACGATGGCGAGTACGCCGTAGTTGAGCCTGAAAAACCCGTTGCTATTGCAGAAATAGACCTAGATACAGAACTGGGCATCGATAGTGGACCAAGCCCTACTTCTTGACGTTGAAAAACGTCTGGCGACGATGCCCCCCGAGCTTCAGCAGAAGGTTGGGCAGCTACTAGCCGAGGCAAGAAAGGTAGGAACGCAGGAAAAAGCCAAGAATGACTTCATGACCTACGTCAAATACGTGTGGCCTAACTTCATCAACGGGCGACACCACGAGAAAATGGCCCGTGCTTTTGAAAAAGTGGCTAATGGCGAGGTCAAACGGCTGATTATTAACATGCCGCCGCGTCATACCAAGTCGGAATTCGCGTCTTACCTGCTACCAAGCTGGTTTTTAGGGCGTTTTCCCGACAAAAAGATTATCCAAACGTCGCATACAGCAGAATTGGCGGTGGGATTTGGACGCAAAGTACGTAATTTGGTGGATTCCGACCGCTATAAAGACATATTTCCACAGGTAGCCCTGCAAGCCGACTCAAAAGCAGCCGGAAGATGGGCTACAAACTACGCAGGGGAGTACTTCGCCATAGGCGTAGGCGGTGCGGTTACGGGTAAAGGCGCTGATCTCCTCATTATTGACGATCCTCACTCGGAACAAGAGGCAACCCTAGCCGAGACCAACCCCGAGGTATACGACAAGACCTACGAGTGGTACACATCCGGGCCTCGTCAGCGTCTGCAACCGGGCGGGGCCATTGTGGTCGTCATGACGCGGTGGAGTAAGAAGGATCTGACGGGCCAAGTGCTTAAAGCAGCGGCCCAGCGCAGCGGGGAAGAGTGGGAAGTCATCGAATTCCCTGCAATTTTGCCCTCCGGCAACGCACTTTGGCCTGAGTTCTGGAGTATCAGCGAGCTTGAGGCACTGCGGCAGGAGCTTCCGAACGGCAAGTGGATGGCTCAGTACCAGCAGGAGCCGACCTCTGACGTATCAGCCATAGTTAAGCGCGAGTGGTGGCGTATATGGGAGCAGGATCACCCACCTTTCTGTAGTTACACAATCCAGTCTTGGGATACGGCGTTTCTCAAGTCAGAACGCGCTGACTATTCGGCCTGTACCACGTGGGGAGTGTTTGAGCATCCGGATGACACCGGGAAAAATCAGTCCAACATCATCCTCCTCAATGCCTTCAAGAAGCGCATGGAGTTTCCGGAACTGAAGGAAGCTGCATTTGAGGAGTTTAAGTATTGGAACCCCGACAGCATCATCATCGAGGCCAAGGCAGCGGGCAGCCCCCTCATATTTGAGCTTCGGGCGATGGGCATACCCGTGCAGGAGTTCACCCCCTCCAAGGGAAACGACAAGATTGCCCGGCTAAATGCCGTGGCGGACATGTTTGCATCCGGACGGGTTTGGGTTCCTAATACCCACTGGGCCGAGGAACTGGTCGAGGAAGTGGCGAGCTTTCCCTCTGGCGAGCATGACGACTTGGTGGACTCCATGACCCAAGCACTGCTTCGCTATCGACGGGGTGGCTTCCTGCGGCTGGCATCTGATGAACCGGAGCCTACGCGCTACTTTAAGCGCAAGCGTGAAGGCTATTACTAGGAGATTTTAAATGGCCGTTGATAAAAGTTTGATGCAGGCTCCGATGGGTCTTGAGTCACTTGCTCCCCCCGAGCCGATTGAGATTGAGATTGTGGACCCGGAAGAGGTTCGCATTGGCGTTGATGGAATGATGATTGAGTTGGGTAAGGAAGAGCCTCGCGCCGAGGACTTCGATGCCAACCTTGCCGACTTCATGAGCGAGAACGAGCTTGGCTCGTTGGCAGGCGAACTGATTGGGCAGTACGAGCAGGACTTAGCCAGCCGCAAAGATTGGCTGGATACATATATCAAGGGCTTAAAAATCCTTGGCATCCGATACGAAGAACGTACTGAACCGTGGCCCGGTGCTTGCGGAGTCTTTCATCCGCTTCTGATGGAGAGCGCGGTCAAGTTCCAGTCTGAGACCATCATCGAGACCTTCCCGGCGATGGGTCCGGTGAAGACAAAGATTATTGGCAAGGAAACTCCTGAGAAGAAAGACGCTTCGATTCGTGTCCAAGATGACATGAATTACCAACTGACCGAGGTAATGAAGGAGTACCGCCCAGAGCATGAGCGGATGTTGCTCTCGCTCGCTTTGTCTGGCAATGCCTTCAAGAAAGTGTACTTTGATCCCTCACTCAATCGGCAAACCGCAGTCTACATTCCGGCTGAAGACATCATTGTGCCGTATGGTGCGCCGAACCTTGAGTCAGCCGACCGTGTTACGCATCGGATGCGTAAGACAAAAAACGAGTTGCACAAGCTTCAATACGCAGGGTTCTACCGTGATGTGGACTTGGGTGATCCGGTTCGCGTCATGGACGAAGTTGAAAAACAAAAAGCTGAAGATCAGGGCTTCTCGGCAAGCATGGACGACCGGTTCCAGTTGCTTGAGATGCACGCAAACATAGATTTACCGGGGTATCCAGATGTCGATGAGGAAAACAATGAAACAGGAATTGCCCTTCCGTACGTTGTCACAATCGAAAAAGGAACGGGTACGGTCCT